GTGCTATTGTCTCCATCAAACTCATCCAGTGTAACTGTACTGCCGCCAACATTGACCCAAGCACTTCCGTTGTAAACTTCCATTAAACTGGTACTGGTGTTGAAACGCATCATACCTGTTTGACCAGTTGGACGTTGCCCTGTTGTACCTATAGGAACAATAAGTCCACTGTTTGCATCAATAGCAACATAACCTGTGCCAGCAGGTTCAATAATTATTTCTTCGTTTGTAGTTGTAGTTTGTATTCTATTGTCAGTAAAAGTAAATGCACCTAGGTCGCCGCCTACACCAAAATCTCCTGTGTATCTTGCACCAGCAATGTAAACACTTTTGCCACTAAAACTAATACCATTGGGCAAGTTAGTACCAATAAAGTGTAGCACACCACTTTGATAGTCAAAGAACCATTCATCATCATTACCACTGCCTGTAGCAAACACTTGACTTCCGCCACTGGCTGCAGATCCTGCGTTACTGCTAGTGTGGATATAAACTTTAACTTGATATGTACTACCAAACTCTGGACTAACCCAATCTGTTTGTCCTGTTTTCCATGTTCTATTTGCAGCGGCAGTTGCATCATTAGTGGTTTCTATTGGTGCAGAAGTTGGATAAACTGTCAGTACACCTGCACTGCTTGCTGGCAATGTAGCAGGTATACTACTTGCTTGTTTTAAAACTTTATCGCCACGAAGCACAAGCGGTGATGCAATTGCTTCGTTAGGTGCTTTCTTTGCAGAGTTGGTGTCAGTTTTAGTTGCAGCATAACCTAGTTTTTTCCAAAGGTAGTCAACTTTTTGGGTATCTGAAATAGCCATTACGCAGCCTCTCCTATACTCAATGCACTAACACTTTGACCACTTGCTAGTGCAATACGGACCAGTACAACATTATTTCTAGCATTACTCATGTTCTCTGATCCCAGTGTCATTGTATAACCGCCGCTGAGTGCAGTGCTTGCTGCTATTCTATCTCCTGATGTAAATGCGCAACCATTACTTCCGTTACCACCATTGCCTGTATCACTACCTGGCTGTCCACTTCCTCCGTAGGTTGTACTACAATCTAACCAGCCATTAAGTCCACTACTGTTATCTATGCCTGTGCCCGGTGCTGCAATAAACACACCTGTAACTCCGTTACTTGTTATATTAATATCAAAGTTAGCAACACCTGTTCTACGGAATGCAAAAGTAAAGTACTGTGTACCTGTGTCACCGCTTCTATCTGGACCAGTTGGCAAGTAACCGCTTGAGTAGTCTGTAACATCATGCTTGATTACACCAAGTCTCACAGTTGCTTCTTTTGTGCCTGCTACGCCAGGATCACTTTGTTCTGTATACAAACTGTTTGTATAAAAGTTTGCACTACTGGAATAAGCAGGAGTGTTTGTAGTTGCTGCACTTAGATCAAAAATACGTTTTCCATCATCATCATATGTTGCACCAAGTGCATCTGCAACTGCAATTGCAATTTCACTTATGCCACTCTGTGCCGCTGTATGCACTTGTATTTTTCCATTCATGTCACTAGCGGAAACAACACCATTTACGTTTCTTGCACGAATTTGCAATCTCTGGATAGTACGCACACTGCTACTAGTAATAGGTACAGTTAAGTTTCCAATGGCATATGCACTGCTTGTGCCTGTGTTTACTTTGGGTATTCCACTACTCAACATTGTAGTGCTTCCATCAATGTTTGCATATGTATAGTCATTATTACTGGTTACGTTTGAACTTGTGCTTTCGTGATTAGTACCACCACTAATTCTAACAATTTCACTTGAGTTTGTGTATACTTGTCCTACAAGATCATTAATTGTTGTTCCACTTACTACAACTGTAGGTGATCCTGAGTTGTAATATGGTATGCCACTAATAAAACGTTTAGTACCTGCTGTGCCTTCTGCTACTGTACCAACACTACCAAAACTAGGTCTACTAGATGTTAAACTGTCTTTTACAAACTCTACTTTAGTGCTGTCGCCTGTGGTGCTATGACTAAGTTGCATGCTGTTCAAACCTACACTTAGTCCACTTACTGCTTTACTAATTCTTGCTTTGAATCCCGTGTAAAGTGCAGGATGATATATACTGCTTGCAAAACTAACAGTACTACCGCCTGCGTTAAGTAAATTATAATCACTTTCGCTGTCAATAATTAGGCTTGTGTAAGTACCACTGTCGTCACTTGCTGAAAATGCTTTTGCTCCATCTGCACTGCCGTTAATATTTGCAGTGAGTGTACCACTGTCTGCTCTATACGCGAACGTTGTTATAGGTCCTGCTACTGCAGTTCCGCTAACAACACGGTTTACATCTGCGCCTGCTGCTAGTACTGCGCCACCAGTGTTATCAGTAAATCCATGTGCTAGTTTAGGATTATCACCTGTGCTTGATACGTTAGGCAATGTTTTAGTGCTTAGTGCATCAGGTGCACCAATTGCACTATCGTAAACTTTTACAAGTTGTGTACCTGTTACAGGAAGTATTGAAGGATTTGCTGTTTGATGTCCTGCAAGTGTAAGTGTGAATGTATCTCTGCCTGTGCCACTATCTGTACTGCTCCCCCAAGTATGCTGCAATCTTGCACCGCTGGTACCGCCTGCTGCACTAATGGTTGCTATAGTATCTGCACTGGTTCCATCGCCCCAGTTCATAGTCCAGTTTGCTGTAGCACTGCCCATGTTAGTAGTTGTGTTTGCCATATACAAACTCTGACCTTCAATGACGTATAAGTCATTGCCAGTTAATGCACTACCGCCCGAACTTGCTCTAAACAAGTCAAACTGTGCAACAGGATTTGCTGTGAAAATTGTAATATAATCTGTTCTTGTGGTTGTTTCGGTGCTACCATCGCCACTACCACTTGCATTAAATGCTGTAACACTAACATCAAATGGACTACCGGTGTTGCTGCTATATGTATGTGTAGGTGTGCTATCTGTTAAATTGCTATCAGTTGTGCCATCGCCCCAGTTAACTGTGTACCTGTTTGGGTTGCCGTCTGCAGTAATAGTAAGTGTTGCTGCCGAACCTGCGCCGCCTGCTGTAATATTACTAGTAAATGCAACGTTACTTACTGCGGTACTATTAAGAACATTTTGTAAACTTTCATTAATACTGTCAATAGCATCTGTAACTTTTGTTGCGCTAGTAAACCCTTTAAACATTGCATCTGTTACTAGACTACCATCTGTAGGTGTAGACAATGTAGTAGTCATTCCAGTTGGTGATACGCCAGCAATCTGTGCATCTACATATGCTTTTAAACTTTGTTGTGTAGCAAGTGCAGTTGCACTATCGCTGCCCAGGTTGTCTTCGTCAAGTATGCTGCTTATTGCTACACCACTTTGTAGTGTAATACTGCCATCAATAGTAGTGTTTGCTCTAATATCAACAGTACCAGTGCCGTTAGCATCCAGTGTAAGGTTAGCATTACTTACTGTGCTTTCAATCTTATTACCTGCAATAGTAATTTGATCAAGAGCAAGCGTACCGCTAGTAATAGCAGTATTGCCTATGACATTTAATGTGCTTGAAGGACTTGCTGTTCCTATACCAATGCGACCATTGGAGTAGTCTACTACGAGTGTTGTAGTATTAAACGCTAAATTACTATCACGTTCTAAATTTGCTTTGAGAGCTCTGCCCCCAATACGACTTATAGCCATATCTACACTCCGCTATCCTGCGATCACCTACTAACGTCCGAGGTGACAGGGTTTATTAAGTGTATTTATGTCTAGTGTGTAGTACTATCGAATCCATGAATAACAACTACACTTTCGCTGCTACCAGGAGCACTTGTGAATGTAATAGTTGTACCACTTAGTGTGTAGGCAGTGGCTGGATTTTGATAAACGTTTCCTACTGCTACAACTACACGTTGCGCTTGGTTACTTGTAACACTTGTACTCATGGTAAACGCAGTTGTTGATCCATCACCTGTAAAACTGTCTTGTGTAATAGCAACGGCGCCTTCTTTACTGTATGCAACAAAAGCACTACCATCAAAATATTCCATCTTGCCAAGATCTGTATTGAAACGCATATCTCCGCTTCTTGAACTACTAGGTCTTTGTGCAGTAGTGCCTTTAGGAATTGAACTACCAGCATTTAGTGATCCTTTAATATTATCACCACCATCTGGTCTGCCTTTTGTTTTTACAAAGCCGGCCATTAGATTGTTACCGAACTAATTGTTGGCATAACACTAGATGCTGCACTAGCAACACATTGAATCATATCACCGTTAGATAGTACTAATTTTTCTAAGTTTATAACATAAGTATCTGCTGGATCAATAGTAATTGTTTTTATAATCTTATTTGTTGTTGCTGCACTAGCACCGTTTTGTACAACATGAACATCCAATGTTCTCGCACTAGCGTTTTCATTCATAAAAAACATACAAGTGATAGCAGTCGTTCCGCTACTTGTGTATACTGTTGTTGCGCTTGTGCCTATTGCGCCTGCTTGTGTAATCGCCATTTGTTAGTTCCTTTAAAAAATTAATCCGTATACGATGGCTTTTGATTTGCTTACAAGTTCGTCACTGGTACTGCCATCTACAAAGAACACACCTGTGCCGCCACCTGCTGCCGTGTCTGCATACAGCAATGTTGCACCTGATACACTGCTAGGAGTAACTGCCTGATCATTTAATTTTAGCGCACTTGCAACTGTCACTTTGCCAGTTCCACTTGGTACCAGCTGAATATCTTCATTGGTTATTGCACTTACAATATTAAATCCGTTAGTTTCTAAATTACCACCAAGTTGAGGTGACGTATCTTCAACAACGTTGGCAATTGAAGAACCGCTTATTGTCGCAAGCGCAGTCAGTGAACTACCACCATCTGTACTGACCTTAAAAGTATCATCACTTTCGTCAAACACTAGTAGTGCATTGGCTAAACTACCGCGCTCTACTTCAAAACCACTTAAACCAGTTCCTTGTACACCTGATCCAGTTTCACCTTGGTTATATGTAACAATGTTGTCTGAGATTCTACTGTTTGTAGTTTCAATACTATTTGTAGTACCACTGACGGTTAAGTTACCAGTAACAGTAAGTTCACTGTCAACAGTAGTACCACCGCTTGCAGCGATTGTATAGGTTCCACCTATTCTTTTTGTTTGACTCATTGTTTAAATTCCTGCTTCTAGATTATTTATCACTTGTGTAAACTCAGAAAAATACATAGTTCTAAAGTTTGTGTGTTTACGCCATTTGTCACTGGTAAATTCATGAAGTGGATTAACATGTATGATTTGTTTACTAAGAAATTTTGTGAGCAATGTACTAATCTGTGTTTCCCAACTGCCCCAATGTGTTGGTGCACTGTCTTTGTCTTTGTAATGATCTGTGCCAGCATATATGTTATTGATAAAGTTGTGCTGTCCTTTAAGATCAAATCCTATCAAAAATATATACTGTGCATCAGTTAAACAAGCAAGTCCACATGCAGCAGGTCCACTGCTAAAATTATGTATAAGTTGTGGTAATATTCTAGCACCACTGTGTTCTATAATGTACTGTTCTCGTGTATAATGCTGACGTCTTTTACTATAACCACTTAGTTGTATTTCTTCTGCCATACCACGATCTGTGCTTACTAGCACAGTGGGTTCAAACTCTTGATATATTCTGTTACAGCCATAGACTTTCCCTCGCTTCAATAGTTCCTCTGGAACTACTTCTAAACGTGTTACGCCATTACCTAATATAAATGCAAATTCAATCATGTCATAAAAAAAGATTACAGTGTATTATACTGTAACCTTTTAGTTTAGTCAAGTAACTATTAGCCGTTAGGAATACTTACACTTACGTTTTCAACTGGGCCTGATGCTACAATATTTGCTTTATCGCCTACTGCAAACTGCGAGCCTGTGCCTAGAGCACCAACTACAAAATGACGTCCTGTAAGTTGACTTGCAAAGTATGTTCCGCCTGCACTGTCTGTACCAGTAATCTGGCACTGGCCTGCAGCAAGTGAACCGTGTACAACTGAAGTTAGTACACAAGTTTCTGTGCCGTCTGAAGTAGTGACACGAAACTTCTTGTTACCCTTTTGGATAATGTTTGTTGTATCGTTTGCACTGCCACTGGTGACAAATGCTTTCATAATCATCTGGTTGCCTGCTATTCCACTTGAACCGATAGGCAATACTGTGTTTACACTAGCAAGTTTTGTTGTTCCGCCTACTGTCTCGGCGCTTTTAATTGGTCTTCCCATTTTGTTTCTCCTTTTGTGGGTTCTATCCCACTACGCGGTTGGTATACCGCATAAATCAGTCTTTGCTGATACTGTATTTAACAAAAAACAGGCTCCGAAGAGCCTGTTTCTGTATTCCAATTCTATAAGTTAGACTTATGAGAATGAGATGTTTGACATTGCGACTTCGCCGACATAATCGCCTGCGTTGCCTAGTGAACTTGCTGTGTTTGAAAGCTCAACGTAGCCATATCTTGTCATGAATGATACGACTGGCTCGAATGTGCCTGGATCAAGCACTGTGCCACTTGACATTAGCGGAACGTATGGGCAATAGAATGCTGCCGCATCTGTTTCACTTGAGCCTTTGTAGCCAACAAGTACTGCTGTACTGTCACTTGCATATGAATCAACATATACACGCATAGCACCGTTAAGTGTACCTACAAACTTAGTGTTTGTTGGTGCCTCAAATGTGCCTTCTGTTGTACGAGCAAACGCACTAGTTGATGCACTCTGAAGTACTGTTAGTGCCTCAGGTGATACAACTGCATAGTTACCTGCACCACGACGTGTGCGCTGTGCAATTTTGTTTGCTGTGCGGTTGATTAGAACTGCAAGTGCTGCATGCTCGTCACCAACGTATGTTGCTGTACCAGAAACTGCTGCTTGGTTGAATGTTTCTTCAGTAGCGGCTAGTGAACGCAATGACGCTAGTACTTCCTGATCAATTTCTGCAGTGATTTCTTGTGCAAGTGCTGCCATGATTTCAGCTTCGACATCAATGCCATGCATTGACTGTGCGTCTTGAGCTGCTTCAAATGTCCAGCGTGCCTGCAACTTACGAGTTTTTGCTTCAACTGCTTGCTTTAGGATCTGGATTGACAATGCACGACCGCCTGTACCTTCTTTTGCTGCTGTGCTGTCTGCTCTACCTGTTGTAAGTGAACCAGAATATGCGTTAGCAATTTTGAATGGTGATAGTGCTTCGTCACCTGCTGTTGTGTCTGTGTTAGTTGCTGATGCATCGTTTGTTGTTTCAGCATAACGTACACGAAGTGTATGAATCTGACCAACTGGACCTTGCATTGGCTGAACACCAACGATTTCGTTAGCAATAACTGTAGGCATTACACGACGGATAACTGGTAGGATAACACGGTTTAGTGTTGCTACGTTACCTGCTGCTGATGCGCCTGCTGTTGCTGCCTCTTTCAAGTATTTGCGAGTGTTTTCTAAAACAACACTCATGCTGTTACGGCGATTACCTTCTAGACCTTCAAGAAGTGCATCTTTGGTATCGTCCCAACGGCTCTCTAGTAGTACGTCTGACATTTAAGTCTCCTCTATTGTACTTTATTTTAAGCCAGCAAGTTTGCGGATGTCAACGATATTATCGTTTCCTTCTTCAACCTGGACTGTTTTTTGTTCTTTATTACCTGTTACTTCAGTACGACTTTCTGTGATAGTTTCTTTCTTTGATTCTTTAATCATTGATTTACCATCTAGTACTGCTGGTAGGTAACGGTCGAAAGCAGTCTGCAACTTAGCAGTTTGTACGCTTTCAAGTAAGTCAGTCATAATCGCTGCCTTATCTTTGTTGAGTGGCTTAAGAAGTGTGTTAAGTGTTTCTTTACGCTCTACACCCTCATTAATAGCAGCAATTTCTTGCTCCTTGCTCTCAACGATCTTAGATTTTTCTTCAAGACTTTCATTGATTTGTGCAACCTCTTCAGCGGCCGCTTGGACTGCTGCTTCTAGTTCCTTAATCTTTTGATTTTCATTTAAATGACTTGATGAAAATTCTGTTGCAAAAGTTTCGAAGATTTTACGTCCGAAAGTATTCTCTTTTGCGATTTGAATATCTTCTTTAAGTTGAGTCATTTCACCTTTTAGATAGCCAGTTACTGCTTCATTTACGGCTTTACTTGTGTGCTTTACAAACTTCTCTTTGAGGTTTGCAAATTGCTCACGAGCTTCTTTAACCAATCTTACTTTAGTTTCAACAACATCTTGACGGTCTTGCTGGAAGTCTGAAATTTCTTCAGAAAGCTGAGCGGTAACAAACTCTTCTAGTTTGCCAACCAGTGCTTGCTGTTCTGCTCTTTCTGACTTTAGTTCCTTGATTTCTTCACTAAGTGTCTTTACTAAAAATTGGTCAAATGTGCCGCTTGCTTCTTGCATTCTTGCAACAAACTTAGCACGGTCTTCAGAGATTGCTTTGCGCTCTTCAGCGATTTGCTCTAGCTCTGTAGTAAGACCTTCTGTAACCATACGATCTAAGGCTTCAACCATAGTAGATTTATCATGCTCATAGCGTTGTGCAAACTCCTCGCGAAGTTCTGCAGTAACCTGTGTACGAGTTTCGTTCATCTTTGCTTCCCATTGTTCAGCAATAGCAGAGCGAGTTTCCTCATTCACAAGGTCGCTATCCAAAAGTGGTTTGATAGCATCTAGCATTTTGATCTCCTAGATCTTTAAGTCCCTGATAAGACGAATCATTTCCTCTTTCAGGTATTTTTGTACTTTAGCATCGCCGTTCGCTTCACGAGCCATGTCAAGCACTTTATGCCCCCCACGCATATTAAGTAGTCCTTCGTAAATCGCTACTGGATATGCATTTGGTGCACTGGGTTGTGCCACAACGTCAACTGTGACAATTTCAAAATCAGCAACTTGACCAGAAGATTCGTTAACGTTTCCACTGCCTCTGCTACTAACTCCTAAATTTACTCCACCTTGAATCATTGTTTTCACAAGTTGACCCATTGGTGTTTCAAGAATCTTTAGTTTACCATACCCATTAGGTCCATCCATCCACATACTTTCAATCATATGTGATACTCGATCAAGGTTAATTTTGAGATCATCTGGATGGTCAACTTCACCTAAAACGCTTTGTCCGCTTTTTAGTTGCTCGTTGATGGTACTGACTGCATTAGTAATTTCAGAGACAGGGTAAACACGCTTGTTTGCGTTCTCTACCCCGCCCTGGATACAAATGCCTTTCATGTAGAGATCCTTGCCGCCATTAGAATTCTCTGTTGCTTCATAAACAACATTGGCTTCTTTAAACGTTAGGTTTTCTCTCAAGTACAACATAGAAATTATGCTTTACTCATTGTTGCGCCACGTGTGTCTGACGCATCTGTTTGTACTGTTGATTTTGGTGTTGGTGCACCTGACTCTTCGCCTGTTGGATCGACTGCTTTGCCGCCCATGTCGTTTTTGCCAGCTACTGGACCTGCTGATCCGTCACCTTCTTCGCTAGTTACCGGTGCAGGAGCCTTTTCGGTGTATTCACGAACCATTTCCTCAGTCTCTTCTTCTACTGATTCCATATCCATTTCTTCTTCTTCACCTTCCTCTTCTTCACCTTCTTCGTCGCCCATGTCCATATCCATGTCCATTGCGTCGTCGTCAGCAGCATCGTCTGCACCCATTAGTGCTTCAAATTCTGCTTTCAATTCGTCAAGTGCGTCTTCTAGGTCAACAACGCGGTCTTCAATTTCTTCGTCCGCATCATCATCTTCCATTGAAAGACCTTCTTCGTCTGCTTCGATGTCGTCGATCATATCGTCTGCTGCATCGCCACCTAGCTCTGCTTCATCAAAGTCTGACTCTTCAATTTCTTCTTCACTTTCTTCAACTGCATCTTCTTCTACTTCTGCAGTTTCTTCAACTTGATCCTCATCTGTGAGACCCTCATAGATGTCACGTGATTTTTCAACCACGATCTCATGGAACAAATCTTTTGCGCCCTGCTCATCTTCTGCGATAAACAGTTCAATCAATTGCTCAAATTTGTTTGTCATTTGTATAACTCCTATATTCATAAGGCATTTGTAGTTTTATTTAGTGTTTACTAAAAAAACATAGTAAAATGCGCACTTTTTGGACCAAAAAGTTTGCTATACAAAATTTTAAA